GTTGAGACATCAACGTATAGTTTTGACATGATTATAAATGGTATACCAAGGGAGGGTTTTAACTATGGGATCAAAAAGACTGGGGCTTGCAAGAATGGAAGCTCTAATGGAAAATTTAAAAAGAGAGTTGCAAATGAACAATGCAACAATTACTGGGCAAAAAAATAAGGTTATTGCTGTTAATGGAACAAGGACTTTAACGGCTGAAGAAAGTGGTGCCACCCTTATGTGGACAAAGGGTACATCACACACAATTACTTTGCCTCCAGCACAGGCAGGTTTGTGTTATAAGATTGTTATTAAAGTAAATTCAAACAATTTACATAAAATTGCAACAGCAGCAGGAGATTGTTTCTTTGGTAAGGTTGTTGTTCGCTCAAGCAATGCCACCCACGATTCTGCAATTCAAGAAGTGACTTATGCAGATGCTACTGGCACTGTTGCTGATTTTGACCATCTTCACATTGATGGTAACGCTACAACAACTGGTTCTGGTGTTGGGTCTGTTATTGAGTTGGAATGTATTGATGATGTTGCTTGGCGCATCACGGCAGATTTAACCACATCTAGCGGCAGTCCCGCAAGTATTGCAACTATTACTGCTT